CATGCTTCTAAACTACCCTCACCTTTACCCATTTTCTTTTTTAGTCTTTTGGCAGCAGAAATAATCGTAGAAATCTCTGAACGTGCCATAGAGTACTCATGATCCTTTTCCTCATTTGCTGGATGAGGTCTATTAGGATCATAAGCATGAGAACTTAAAGTAATTGGTGTTGAGAACATATCCCAATACTTTGGACCATACTTACAAGCATCTCTAGTTTCATTTTTTTCACACCTTGGGCAATATCTTTGCATTTCAGCTTGCTCTGGAATATCTAAAGTTTTTGGATATCCTTTTTCACCAGGTTTTTTGCGGGGTTTTCCTGCTTTTCTGCGGGCATGGATATTTGCCCAAAGACCTTTACCTTCCGTAACGTCTTTAAACTTTTGATGTTCTTTCTTTGCAGAAGTTTCCATTTTTTTAAGTCTTGTATAGTAATCTGGTATTTCGTCCAGGTGTTGTAATGCTATTTCTGTAGCAAGTTTATGATCTTTGGTATGCTCATGCTCTATAGGCTCTCCCATATCAAGCTGTTTTTGTATAAAAGAAACTTCAAGGCGATGCTTCTTTGCAATTTGTTCAACAGTTTTATATGGTTTTAATTTTTGCACAGTTAAAAAATTAGTCCTTGTTATTATTTAGAAAACCTTGTTTTAATAACTTGGAAAGTTCTGAAGTAGATCCTACAAAAACTGCATTATTGGTTACATTATTGGTAGTTCTTACTGCTTCTTCTTCAACATCTTTTAATTTTTTCTGCAAATCTATGAGTTTATCTGTTGTATCAGCAACGTTTTTTATAAGTTGACCAGCAACTTCATATGCTCTGGGACTTCCACCTTCTCCAGCAAGTTCCATAATCCCATTAATTGCCTCTTGACCTTTTTCAATTAATGAGTATAAATTTGCCCTTGTATATTCATAATCTTTTTTTATATCATTTTGTTCTTCTGGTTTAATAATTTCTATTTCACAATCTTTAGAATCACTTTCAATTATTTGGGCGTCAAGGTTTAATGCTTTATCCAGTTTATCGTAACTATTTTTCATATCAATCAAATATCAGATTTTTGAGTTGGACTGTATGATTTAGAGTCATCAAAAAACTCCCAAGAATCACTAAATCCAAAATCATCATCAGGATCAATAAATGGTCTATCTGATGAATTGATAACACCATCGTTATTGTAGTCAACCTTTGCTTCAGCCACTGCTGTATATCTCATTTCCCTTTTAGCAGTAGAAACATTGGAATCTGAATAAGCATCAATTTGAACCTTACGAATTAGACCATCTGTAGATTCTGCTATAGGACCAAACATGTAAGTTTTTGCCGTAAATTGTAAAGTATAAATTAAAGCTCTTCTTGTGGAAAAATCACCTTCATAATCATCTTGAAAAGAAATGTTCTCTAAAACTACTGGAACATCTCTCTTTTCTCCTATAGAATCAATTAAATCAATAGTTAATGTAAATCCTGGTTGAAAATATGGCAAAATTTGTTCAACTATTTGAAGAGCATCATCATTAAGTTTGCTCAAAATGTTCAATTCAAATCCAATATTATATGGAACCGGCATATAAACTTTTTTTAAATTTTGACCATCAGAAGCTTTAAAGGTTTGTGTTATTCCAGATTTTCTCGTTGAATCATATTGAATACTATTCATTTCAAACGACATTCTGGGCAATGTTATTTGAACTGGTTTGTTTAAATCTGATTGTTGTTCAATTCTCGCCAAAAACTTTTGAGATGGTCCATAAGCAAGAGGAACTCTTATTTCACTATACGTGTCGCCATCAGAATCTTTATGTTTTATATAAATCTGATTAAATAAAGTTCCAAATGAAACTATTGTTTTTCTAATAATTTCGTGATAGTAATAAGTTCCTAACATTAGTAATTACCGAATGGATTTGATTCAGAGAAATCGAGAATAAGATCTGCTTCTTCTTCAATTTCATCATTTTGTTGATATTTATCAACAAATTCACCTTGAGATGCTATTTTTAAAGTATAAGTTGCAGAAGAGGCCGTTCCTATTATAGATTCACCAGCAATAAATGATCCATTTATAGTTCCTATCTGTAAAATATTAGTATCTTTGTCCCAAGATTTAACTCTTGCTGTTGTTCCAGACTGTGAACCTCTAACAATTTCATTAAATTTATACGTTCCTATACCAGTCATTAATGGTGGAGGTGCAATAGTTATTATTGGGTTAGATGTATAACCTAGACCAGCATCTCTTATTAAAATTTGTGTTATTGTTCCAGAAGAACCAACAACTGAAATTCCCCTTGCAGTTATTCCCGATCCAATATTAGGAGAACTAAATGTAACAACTGGTGGATTTACATATCCACCTCCGGTTGTTTGAATACCAGTAACTCTTGCACCATAATATCCCTGTACTAATTCTGCTGTTGCTGCTGCACCAACACCATACCCATTAGAATGTATTGTTACTGTTGGGATTGTAGTATATCCAGATCCGGGATTTGTTAATAAAATTTCTTTAATAGAACAAATACCACCTTTACAGGTTGTAATTGCAACACCAGAAGCTTTTGTTCCTCCGGATGGTGGTAAACTAAAAGAAACTGTCGGTATTCCTACATACCCACTTCCATCATTGTTTATAAAAACTCTTCTAATATAACCACTAGAAATACCTGCAGTTGCTGTTGCAGTTTGACCAAAAGAAAATAAAGACAAAGAAGAAATATAACCTTGAGATTGTAAAGTCCCATCAATTTCATCAACTGCAGTATTGGAGTCTGAAAATCCACCAATTTCATCTTCATATTCAAATAATTCACATTTTAATTCATAAACATAATTTTTCCCTAACTGATAAAATGGTTGCTCATGCTCTACAAATTTAACTTCAAACAACCTTTTTCCTAATGGAAAATATATTATATCTCCTTCTCTTGGTCTAGATGATAAAGTAATCTCATTATCGTCCATTGATTCTAAAAATGGAACAATAAAGTCTTCAAATCGTTCTCTTGATATTATCAGAACTAATTCATCTCTTAAACTCATTCCAAATTTAGTTAAAATATCTCCAGACCCTCCATATCCTTCGTAATTGCTAACATAAGCTTCTATAGAAAAATTATCATCAAATCTAGATGATGTTACTTCATTCAGAATTGTATCTTTTCTTACAAATTTTCTTGGTATGTATAAAACTTCAACACCATAAATTTTGAGTTGTTCATTTATCAATTCTTGAACTAATCTTTGTTCTCCTGGAGAACCTTGAAGAAAAAATGGATTTAATGCCATATTATCCTATCATGTCTAATGGTGGAAGTTCATACTCTAATGACATTCTTTGTTTGATATCTTCTAGTTCTCTTTCTGCATCTTCGTATATTTCTCTTCCATTTAATTCTATTCCGCCAGGAAGTTTGACACCTCTAAATTTAATTAAATTTTGACCCCATTGTTTTTTAATTAAAGCAGTTAAATATTTCTTAAGAAAACTATCATTATATACTTTAGGAAAATCATTAGGATCTAAAATTCTAAAGCAGTCTATTACTAAAAAGTCTCCTGCTTTGTTACCTTCCCAATTGAAATCTAAATATAACCTATTTTGTCTTTTATTAAATCTAACTTGTTTATCTGTAGTCAGTAAAAAATCAATGTCTTCAAGATATGTTTTTACCATAGAATATTGCAAAAGTTGTATAGAGTTGAAGTAGTATAAATCGTTTAAAAATAATTGATACTTAATACTAAACATTCCTGATGATATTGTACTAGCATTAAATTTAAATATTTTTTCAACTCCAATTACAGAATCTGGAATTTGTATATAATTTGAAGATTCGTAAAAATTAAATGCTTTGGAAACTCCATTAATAGTTGATGATCCGGTAGTTGTAACTATACCAGAACCAACTGGAGAATTTGCATTTGCAGTGCCTCTATCAATGTCTTCTTGAGTTAATTGATATTTTAAATACATCCTTTCAACACCATCAAAGTGTCTTTCGTGGAAGTACTGTAAAGCATCATCAACTAAATCATCTATTTGATCCTCATCGACATTAATTTCTAAAACTGGTGCCCCAAGTCTTCGTAAGCAGTAATCTATAAGTTGTTGTCTGGATGCTGGTTTAGACATATTTGATACTAATGAGTAACGCCTTCTCTTACCAAAGCCATGCCTTCTACTACTCTTGAAGTTGTAGTTGTAACACCACTTGTAGTTGTAATTAAAACATCATAGACATATCTACCAGGTTTTAATCTAGCAGTTGTCACTGAAGATAATCCAATTCTTATTTGACCAGAAGATGAATTAACCACAGATGTAGTAAATGTAGTTACCCCGGAACTTCCAGACCATTTCCTCATTTGAGAAGAAATTGATGAAGTACTTAAGTCTAAAGCTGAATTAGTAGAACTATTTTCTAAGAAAAAATCTTGAGAAAAATCTGCTCCAGAATTAATGACAAGGTTACTTACGTATACTGATGCCATTTAATGAAAATAACTAATTTTAAAAGTATTTATAACCCAATATTCTCGATAGAACTTATTACTTCTTGTTGTTTTAAATACATCTTAAAATATAATTTAGAAAAAAGTTTCAGATCATCAATACTGAGAGAATCAATTAATCTACAGTGTTTTTCATATTCGAAAAGTTTATCTATTGATGATAAATTAATCTCTTGAGGATTCATCTAATAATCTCCTTAGCAGTAATTTAATTTCTGAAAGTTCGTTCTTTAAATTTTCTATTTCAAATTTTTGCTTTAATTTTTCTTTTTTTATTTTAGTATAATTTAAATACTCATAATTATCAGTATTAATTATAGCACCAGTTTCTTCATCACGATATAAATTTTTATGTCCTTCTATTGGTATCATTACGCTAAAGCAATAACTCTTATATCTTTAAATTTCAGTGGAGTTGCCTCATTAGATCCACTCATTACTATCTTAATAGAAAATCCAACAAATTGATCTAAGTTTTGAGCAGTGAACTGATATTCCGAAAATTCACCTTCTTGATTTGCTCCAACAAACGAATCGGGCAATCCATCATTTAAAGAAACATTAATGATAGTATCCCCAATTCCATCCCCATTAAGATCATTTAAATTATTATATCCGGGGAAAAGTTCATAAGACTGATCTGTTCCTGTTGAATTTGCTCTAATTAATTTATATAAAACTCTAAAATTACTACTTGAAGATCTATAAGTGTTTGTTATAACTTTAAGTGAAGTTGCTGGTTTTACTAAATTTATTTGTTTAGAAATGTAAACTGATGCGTGAGGATCATTTACTAGATTATTTGACCTTGGATCAGAAGAATAATTTGTAATTGGGGAATTTAATCTATTTCTAATTAGAGCAACTGATGTGGACTCTGTTAAATCAATCACTGGAGATAAATTTACATCCGAAGATTGTAAATTTATTCCTATGGTTAATGATTTTGATCTAGGTATAAATTGAAGATTTCTAGTTTCGTTAATTTTTGATGCTACTAACCTAGGTGTATTGAAATTGTTTTTGGAATTTAAAGAGATTTCAGAATAACCTTGATCTAAGAATGATGCCTCAGATCCTCCTCCACTAGTACCGGAAATAGTTCTAATTAAGGAAGAAATTGATGTTC